GGAAGGAGTCGGAACGAAGGAAGGGGATGAACGAGTTGTTCGTGAGGAGTGCGGCGGAGTTTGATGATATTGTGCCGATTGACCGGAGCCGGGGTTTCTTTTTGCGGGTGTTGCCTTATGTGCGGGGTGTTGACCGGGATATGGTGAAGTACGTGGGGAAGGAGCGGTTCGGGGCGTTGAAAGAGGCTATGCGGGAGGGGACGTTGGATGATGAGCAAGGGAGAATCGTGGAGTTGTGCCGGGAGGTGGTTCCCCATCTGGTGATGGCGAAGGCGGTGCGGAGGTTGTCGGTGCAGGTGTTACCGGATTCGGTGGTGACTCGTTTTGATTCGGAGAGGCAGACGAAGGGGGCTAGTGCTCCGGTGTCGGCGGACTTGATCGCGGTGATGGAGAATGTTTACACGAAGGATGCGAACCGGGGAATAGTGGAGTTGCAGGCGTATATGAAGGAGATTGTCCCGGGGAATTCTTCTCACGAGAGACGGGAAACGGATTACGGGCGAGAGAAATTTTTTACGGTATGAACGTGATAGAGATTCCGGAAGCGGGGAAACGGGTGGAGTATCCTTCGACGTGGGAGGAGTTGAACCGGGGGCAATTGTTGTTTATCGTCCGGCAGGCGTTGTTACTCATGGCGGGGAAGATAAGTGTGTTGG